TCAAGCGCCGCCCGTTTTCCCGGCCGCGGGCACTGCCGCTGCTGGCAGCGGGGACGGCGCCTGTACGACGACAACCGTAGGCGCGGGACCGGCCTGCTGGGCGGCGGCAACCAGCGCCAGCCCGTCGCGCGCGAGCGCAGTCGCGGCCGCGCGGCCCGCCTGATTGTCGGGCAGCACCAAGCCGACGATCCCGACCAGCACCGTGCTGGCGGCCGCGCCGGCGTCCATTCCGCCGAGCAGATAGGCGGTTGCCCCGGTCAGCACGGACAGCAGGCCGGTACGGGTCGAGGTCTGACCCAGCCAAACGCGCACGCGATCAAGCATGGAAGTCTCCTTTCGGGTTGAGAGAGGGCAGCCAGAGTCAGGCGGCGGACAGCACCGTGCGGGCGGCGGCCGCCTTGGCGCGCCAAGCCGCGGCCTCGGCGTGCGCCGCCACGCACCGCGCCTCGGCGCGGCGATCCCAGCCGCGCAGGAACAGGCCGGCGCTGGCGCAATGGCGGTAGAAATCTTCGTCCCGGTGCGTCAGCCGGTCGATCAGCACGTCCGGGTCCGCCCGCAGCACCGCGGCCAACGTCGCCGGCCCGAACACGCCGTCACCACGCACCCCCGCGGCCAGCTGCAGGAGCACGATGGAGTTGTGCGGGCCGGAGCCGTTGGCGAAATCGAACGCGCACAAATCGACGCCGCACGGCAGCTGGTCCCCACGAACGGCATCCCAGAACTGCAGGTAGATCGCCGCTATGTCGGCATGCGTGATCGCGCCGAGATCATGGGGCGTCGGCACCGGCCGACCCTGCCGGCGGCAGAATTCGGCGAACGTCGACAGCGTCACGCCGTAAGCCGTCCAGCCGCCGGAGTCGCCGGCCGTGTTGTGCAAACCCTGGCCGTCGAAATCCGGCCGCTGCCCGAACGAGAGCGCGGCGCCAAAATTACAGCGCATTGGATTGTCCTCTGTGTGGTCGGCTTGATTCCGCCGCGCGCAGCCCGGCGGCGCGGTAGAGCGGGCCGCCGCGGCGCGGCCCTTTTAGGCCGCCGGTCAGTCGCCGGCGTCGCGCGGGTCCGAGGCGCGGCCGCCGAGCCCGGGAAGCCCGGTGCCGGTGCGGCCGACCAGGCTCACCAGGTCTCGCAGCATTTCAGTATTCAGCCGCACCGCCGCCTGCACGCCCGACAGCTCGCCCAGCCGGTCGGAAATCCGCTCAACCCGATCCGAAAGCCGCTCGACCAGAACTGCAATCTGCCGGTCGCCGGCGTTCACCTCATCGCGCTGCGCACTTGTGGTCGACAGCCGCGACGCCTGCGCTTCCAGCCCCGAAAAGCGGTCGTGCATTTCCAGCCGCAGCCGCTCGCGCGCCGCGTCCTGATAGGTCGCCGTCTCGGTGATCTTGGTATCAACCAGCAGCCGCGTCGCGTCGGTCTTTGTTTCAATGCGCCGATTGAGCGCCGTTACCGTGCCCATGATCGCCACAAACGCGGCCACGCCGGCCGACACCATGCCGGCAGCATCCGAAATTTCCATCTGACAAGACCTTCGAGAAAGTGCGGGCTTAATGGCCGAACGTGTGCAGGTGATTCTGCGCCGGCGACAGCCAATAGGTCTGCCCGGTCTTCTGCTGCAGCAGCCGCTCATGCCGCGCCAGATAGCCAGGATTGAGCCACTCCTGCAGGCTATACAAAAAGAGGTAATTCCACGCGACGCGCGCGGCGTGCATGTTCACGAACGGCAGGTTGCCGGTCACGATGCGCGCCAGCTCCGGCGCCAGATCGTGCTCCGCCTGCTTCGCCTCGGAGCGGCTGCCATAGGCGGCCAGCTTCAAATCGTTCCAGAGGTTGAAAACCTCCGTCGTCGCCTGGCCGACCACCGGCCCCAGGATCGTGTCGGAGACGCTGCCGCCGAAACGGCTGTATTCGCCGAACAGGAAGTCACCCAGCACGCCGAAGCCGCCGCCCTGCGCCATCGCGGCCATCCAGGTGCGGCTGTCGTTCGGCGGCCGCGGATTGAGACCGCGAAAGCTGTCCTTGATGGTCATCACCAGATAGCCCAGCACCGCCGAGCCGGCGATCACCTGCGCCACACCGCTCACAGCGCCCGCTATGCCCTGGCCGCCATACAGCTCGCGGCCCCACACCTGCTTGAATGCCGCCAGCGGCCAGGTCTTGAATTGCGCGAAAAACCGCGCCGCCTCGCCAGCCGCCGTGCCCGGCCGCAAGCCGCCGAGTATCAGCGCCCGGTCATCAATGCCCGGCGAGACGACCGTCCGCGCTGCGACGTCGGAATAGTAGGCGTGCAGCTTGAGCGAGAGCTTGTCGCGCGCAATCGCGTCCTGATCCACCGATGGCGTCAGATCGCGCGCCACCCTGACCATTGCCTCCGGCGTCGCGCGCTCCGCCGCGTCCGGCGTCAGATAGACGCGGCCCTCCGCGGTCGGATGGTTCGGCGCACTGCGCAGCGCGTTCCAGTCGTCCTTGCTGATCGTGTACGCCTCAAACGCCCGCTGCGTCTCCGCCGGCAGCGCCTCGTATTCGCGGTCGATCATCCGGCCGAGATGGTGCGACAACAGGTGCATGGTCGCCGCCTTCTGCGCATCGACCAAGTTTGTCAGGCCGCTGACCTTGAAGAACGTATTCGCGATCTTCGACAGTCGGCCCGGCACGCCGTCATCCGGCTGGAACTTGCTCAGCATCGAGCCTTGCGCGCCTTCAAGCCCGGCCAGCAGCAGGTCGGACACCTCGCGCATTGCTTCATTGCCGCGCGGGCGGAAGATGTTCAGCAGCGCCTGCAGGTAGTTGCCGTGGCGTTCCAGCACGCCAACTCCCTGATAGCGCAGCTCGCTGGCTTTGGTGACGCCGACCGTCAGGTGCGTTGCCGCCACCAGGCCCAGCTTTGCCATCGACTCAACCGTCCGCACGCCGTTGGCAATTTCCGCGGTCAGCCGGTGCGCCGGCCGGTTCGCGGTGCCGTCCAGCATGTCAAACCGCGCTTGCAGCTTTGCCTCGGCCTGCTTGAGCCGGTCGACCGACTCCGGCGAGCTCTGGACGTACTGCTCGGCCAGCCACCGCTGATCGGCTGCAAAAGCGTCGCGCGGGTTCGTGCCCCAGGTATCGAGCAAGACTTCCTGCCGCGCGGCGCGGTCCAGCGAGCCAAGCGTCTGCTCAAGCAGCGATCCCGTGCCAAACTCCTTCTGATACGCCAGCCAGGACTCGCCGTCCTTGAAATGCAGGACGCGCGACGCGCTCGCCCGCTTGGCCACGTTGGCGCCGCGCGGGCGGCCCGGCAGATCGCCCATCAGCATCGCCTGGTCGTCAACCATATGGTGCCCGGCCACAAAACTGTTGAAGACCTCGCCGAGCTCGGCGGCGCCGACCTCGCCCATGCGGTCCTCATCCAGCAGCGGCAGAACCCGCTTCACCCAATTCGCCCGCGCGGCGTCCAGGCCGATCGGATCCAAACCCCGCTGCAGCGCACCCCGCTTGTCGCCCGCGTGCCGCATCTTGTCCGCGTCATGCACCGTGCGCGTGATGTAGCCGGCATAGTCGCCGATGTAGCCGCCGGCGCGATTGACTCGAGTCTTCGCGACCTCCTGCCAGCCATGGATGATGGTCGCTATCTGCAGCGCCACCCGGTCGCCGGTCACGCCAGGCTTGCCTTTCCGGCCAGCCGCCTGCATCGACAGCTCATAGAGCTCGCGGCCCCATTTGTCGGCGAGCGCGCCGGAGCGCGCCGTCTGCAGCAGCCCGGCATTCGCCAGGTCACGCACCAGGCCGACATACTGCCCGCGCCGCGTGACAATGCGCGCCTCGGCCGAATACCGCCCGCCCTTGGTCGGCGTGACAATCGCCACAATCTGATTGCGCAGTGCCGTCGCCAGGTCCGCGACACCGCCGCGGCGTTTGTTGCCCAGGTCCGCCGCGGCCGCCCGCAAGCTGTTCCGCCGCATGATCGCTTTCTGCAGGTTCTGCAGTCGCTGGCGCCGCTGGATCGCGGTCGCGAACTGATCGGCGTCGCCGAGCTCGCGCGCCGCCTGAATCGCGGCCTCCGCCCAGGAAATGCCCTTCTCGCGCACCAGCTGCTGCGCCCGATCGTCCAGCGCCTCCATCGCGGCCCGCGCCCGGCGACGCGAAAACCCCTCGCCGCCGGCGCGAATCACCTCGTCTTCGCAGTCGCCCGTTCCGCTCATAGCTTGGTGCCCCCGCGCGCGATGCACGCCGCCGCCGCCTCGTACGCCTGCCGCGAACGCGCGGCGTCTGTCCACTCGTCTTCGAGCGCCTGCAGCTCGGCTTCATCCGCCGGCGACAACGCGCCGGCCTCGCGCGCCCGCTGTATGAACGCCTCGGCGTCCTGCAGGCCCTGGATGCGCGCGGCGTAGTCAAACGGCGGCGGCGCCGTGCGCGCCGCCTCGGCCGCCGCGGCCGCCGCGGCACTGTCCCGCGCGTCGGCGTCATCCGGCTTGCCCGCCGCGGCGTCCAGCGCGGCCGCGCGCGCGGCCTCGGGTTCGCCCTGGCCACCGATCGCGTCGCCGATTGCGTCCTGCGGCAGATACCCCTGCACGACTTTCGTCGTCGCGTCGGCAAGCTCATCATCGGACAGCGTCACGCCGCTTTGCTGAGCCTGGGCGCGGACTTGCTGCTCGGCCGCGTAATAATCGGCAGCATCCTCGGCCATCGCGGCCTCGCGCATCTCCTGCACCTGGCCCTGGTCGATCCGCGAGTACTGCTTGCGGCCGCGCAGTTCCTCGTCAACGCCGTCCAGCAGATCGGCAATCGTGCTGTCGTGCGGCAGATAGCCGGCTTCCTCTGCCGCCTCGCGGGCGCGGTCCAGCGTCATGCCGCCGGTCTTGCGCACCAACATGCCCTTACCCGGGACGAGATGCTTGTGCGCGTCCAGTGCGACCAGGTCGCCGCCGGCGTCGCGGGCAAGCCCGCCCCGGCTGGCGAGGAAGTGCAGCAGGCTGACCGGCTGGCGGGCACGGGGCGGCTTGCCGCGCGGTGAAGGTGCTGGCGTCGGTGTTGGCGCCAAGGGCGCTGGCCTGCCGGGCGCGATCTGCGGCGGCGCCTCCGGCATCGCCTCGGATGCCGGAGGCGCCGGTATCTCGGCGGCGTTCGACGGCGCGCCTGATGCGGTCCCGGCCTCGCTACCGGCGCCCCCGCTCGGCTCGGAAGCCGGCGCCGGCCGCTGCTCCGCCACGGACAGCGGCCCGGCTTTCGGGTCGGACGCCCTTGCGAGCTCCTTGATTTGCGCCCGCACGGCCGCGCCGCGCGCGTCAATCTCGGCGTCGGTAAGACCGTTCGACCGCAGCCAATCGCGATAGGCGCCGTCCTTCGGCGACTTCGTTTTCTGCGCCGTGATGAACAGCGCGCGATCCGTGTCGCTCTCGAACTGCAGCGCGAAGTTTTTCGCCCCGAACCCATAGCGCGGCTTTGCGCCTGTCAGCGCAGGCGGCAGCTTGTCGATCACCGGCGGCCGTATCGGTGCGACGGGCGCTGACGGTTCCGCGGCGGCTGCGTTGATTGCCGGCCCGGCCGTTGCTATGTCTTCAGCCGCCGGCGTCTCCCGGCCCTGCGGTGTCCGAGGATTAAGGCCCGCAGCGGTATCTCCTAGGGGCCTAAAAAGCTCTGAAGAGGATCCGGGAGCGCCGGCACGGGGCTTCGACAGCAGGTTTTCCGCATCGGGCCTTCTCGGATCCTGAACGTAAGCTGTGACAATTCGCCGCTCCCCGTCCGTCGCGTCGAACGGAGCGTCTCCAAACACGACCGTTCGCAGATCTCCGGTCGGGCCCGGCAGGCTGACACGCCATTCGCGGCCCGATGTGCCACTGCCGGCGATCGTCGGTTCGAAGTCGCGAATTACCCGCGGAAAGGCCACCAGGTCGTCGCGTGTCACCTGCATGGCAGGATCTTTGGTCGAGCCTTCGCCGTGCCTGAAGATGATCTTCGTCAGGCCCCAGCCGGAGCCCTGCACCGTCACGTCGCCGATGCCCTTCCAGCCGCCGCGCTCGATGATCGCGCCGTCGATGTCTTCGGGCGTGATGCGCACCAGCGGATCGTTCGCCGGCCCCTGGGGCGTTGCGCGCACCTGGTCGTAAGCCTGGCCAACCGCGTGGCTTTCCGCCAGCGCTGTGTCGACCAGCGGCTCGACCTCGACCGGCCGCCCCTCGGCCATCTGCGCGACCGACGTACGAGTCAGCGCCTCGCCCAGCGCCGGATCGCTCGCCACCGCGGCGCCCGCCTCGCTGCGCGCGTAGCGACGGCCAATCACATCGCCCAGGCCGCCGATTGCGCTATGCAGCGCCCCGCCCATCAGGCCGCCGAAGGCGAGCTCGCCCAGCGCGTTGCCCATGGTAAAATCGTCATGCTCGGTCGCGGCTTGCAGCGCGCCCAGCGGCAGCAGCGCCGCCTGGCCGGCGACACCCTGGCTGGCGCCCGCCACCGCGCGCGCCGCCACCCGGCCCAGCACCGACTCACCGAACGCGGCAGCTAGCTTCGCCTCCGGCACGCCTGGGACGAACGTCGCCGCCCAGTTGAGCGGATCCAGCAGCGACGTCAGCAGCGACACGCCCGTACGCGCGTCGGAGCCGGAAAAAAGCCCGCCCTGGCGCCGCGCGATCATGTCCGCGCGCACGGCCTGGTCGTGCTTGACGTCGTGCAGCTCGGAAGCCGTCATCTCGGCGACCGGCGAGTCCCATTTCAGGCCGAGCGACGGAATGCCGTATTTTTCGGTCGCCGTCTTGCCGTCCAGCATGGTCGCGTCCGGCATCGCAGCGCCCGGGATCGGATTGCCGTACTCGTCCGCCCCGATCGGCAGCTGGCCCGCCAGCCACAGCGACGGAAAGCTATGCACCGCGTCGCCGGCGACCGCGCCGAGCACGTCCGCATCTGACGCCGGCACGCGATCGGCGGCCGTCTGCCGCAGCGTCGCGCTGTCCATAATGTCGCCGGAAATAAAGCCGACCATCAGCGCCTCGGGTCCGCAATGGTCGGCAGGCGAACCATCTGCGGCGGAGATGCCGGCTGCGGCTCCGCCGCCGCGGCCGGCATCGCGCTATAGAGGATTTGCACCGGCGAGCCGTCCGGCCGCTGCATCTTCTGCCAGCCGCCATTCAGCAGGCGCCCCACCAGCACCAGGCCCGTGTCGTCCTTGTTCGGCGCCCAAAAGCCGGAATGCGCGGCGCCCAGCGTGGTCCGCGCTCGGTCGGCCTCAGTCAGCCCAGGCGTGGTCCCCTGGAACGTCAGTAGGTCGGCACCGGTCAGGTTGCGCTGCGTGTTGATCGTCGCCGCGCGCACCTGATCCATCGTCAAGCCGTTGTCGCGCATCAACCCCCTGTCGACGCGCATTGTCCCGTCGATCTCGTATTTCTGGTCAATGATCGCGTCGGCGGCCTTGGCGATCGCGGAGTTTCCGTCCAGCCCGTCACGCGCCGCGTAGTAATAGGCGAGCGTCTTGATGCTGTTCTTGACGTCCAGCGACAGGTTCAGGCCGCCGGAATTGAACGCCGTTGTTGCGTTGAACGGCGCCATCACGGCGTCGATGTTCGACTTCTTGCCGTCGATGTACTGCCGCACTTCCTCTGCCGGCATACTTTTCAGCCGCTCCATGCCGGCCTTATTGTCGCCTGGCACCGAACTCACGATCGCCAGCGCGCGCTGATAGTCTTCGCGCGCCTGCCCCTGGCTGGGCTCGGTCATCGTCGCGAGCGTCTGATACTGGGGATCGAGCTTGCCGACCTTGACGAGCTCGCCGAACGCCTGCGGCCACTGGTCGCCAAACTGCTTCGCCATCGCGTCCAGCGCGAGCGTCGTGCTGCCTTGCGCCGGGTCGGTGTGCGTCAGCGTCTTGACCTGCTCGGCGACCTGGTCGTTCGAGAGCAGCCGCGGCTCCTTGACGCCGAGCGCCTGCTGCTGCGCGATCAGCGCGCCCTCATAGGCTTGCTGCGCGCCGGCGTCGCCCGGGTTGTTCTGCAGCGCCTGCAGGCGCGCCTGCACCACCGGGTCTTGCGCCGCGACATAGGCGGCCGGATCGGCGTGCGGGCCGTTCAACACCGCCTCGCGCTGATTGACCAGCTGCACGAATTTCGCCAGCACCTGGCGGCGTAGCGCGAAGCTGGTCGGCGACTCTCCGGTCACCGCGTAGACGCCCTGCGCGGTGCCCGCCGCGGCCGTCCCGTCGCCCTCGCCGTCCATGTCCCCGGCCGCAGTGCCGCCGCCCTGCACCATGCCCGGCCCGCTCGCGCGCCCGGCGTGCAGCCGGATTTGCTGCGCGTAGCGACCCATCCCGCTCGATAGATCGGTCATGGTCGCGTTGATCTGGTCCGGCCCGGCGAGCGCGATCGACTTGTACGCCTGCCCGGCGATCTGGCTGATTTTCAGATTATTGAGCGTGTCTTCCGCCTGCTGCGCCGGCAGATAGGTGCGGATCTGCAGCTCCGGTATCGACGCATCCGCGCCGGCCTCAAGCGCCGCCTGGGTGCCCGGCAGCGAGCGCATCAGGTCGCTGCGCGCGGCGTTGGTCTGGCTATGCCACGCGCTGTATTTGGCCTGCGCGGCCGCCATCAGCCGCTGCTCAAGAATCGGATCGCCGTGCGCCCGGTCGTGCGCCTGGCTAAGCCAGTCGTCCAGATCCGGCGCGCCGTTCGCGCGCTGGTCGACCGGCGCCAGCGATTGCGTGAACGCCTGGGTCTGCCGCGTCAGCTGCTTGCTGTAGTAGCGCGTCGCCGCGGCCGTCATCTGCGCTTCAAGGACCGGATCGCCGCCCGCCGCGACGCGGGCGCGCTCGGTCAGATCTTCCAAGGTCGGCACAGTCGCCGCCGAGCTCGGCGCAGCGCCGTCCGCTCCCGCGCCTGGTGCCGCGCCTGGTGCCGCAGGCGCCGCCTCAGCCGCTGCCGCCGGCGGGCTCGGCGCCGCGCCGTCCGGCGGCGCCGGCGAGCTCGGCGCGGTGCCGTCCGGCGCCGGCGCCACGGCCGGCCCTGCCAGCTGCACGTTGTTCAGCAGCCGCGCGTAATCCTTGGGATGCACCCCGCCGGAGTCCGCGTCGATAGGCCCCATCCAGCGCGCACCCGCGCGGCTTGCGGTCGCCGCCAGCGTCTCGTTCAGGCCGGCGAAGTCCGGCCGATTGCCGACACCCAGCAGCCGCACCTCGGCCGCGCCCTTGGCTTTCAGCAGCGCAATCTGCTCATCCACCAGGGCGACGGCTTGCGGATTGTTCGACGCGCCGGAGGACAGAATCACCGTCTTGCCTGCCACCTGCGCATCCGGCAGCGCGCGGATTTGCTGGATGGTGTCGAACGGGCTGGCGTTCTTGATCGCCGGCCCCGGGATTTTGCCGGCCGCGGCCAGGCCCTGCCCGATGCTGTCGCCGACCGCGAGATAGCCGGGCGCCCCCGAGCCCGGCGCGGTCGCCGCGGGAATCGCGCCAGTCTTGCGCAGATAATCCCGCGTCTCGGCGACCGGAATACGCGCGGCGAAGTCCTGCGGCGAAATCTCGCCGCTGCGCGGATCGCCGATGGTCGCCAGCCAGCGATCGACCTTGCCCGGGCCGGCATTGTACGCCGCGGCCGCCAGCATGGTGTTGCCGCCGTACTGCCCCACTAGGCTGTCGAAATAGGCGCGGCCCAGCTTTTCGTTATAGGTGCCGTCCGTTTTGAATCGCGCCTCATCCCACGGCAGCCCCAGCTTGCCGGCCATCTCCTGCCCGGTCCCCGGCTGCACCTGCGCGATGCCGACCGCGCCGGCCGGCGACGTCAGCGGGCCGCCCGTCTTCGGGTCGAATTGCTGGTCGCCGCTCTCCTGGTGCCGCATCCGCGGCCACAGCGCGTCCGGCGACGTATCGGACGGCCGCGCCGTCGCCGGCGGCGAATTGGTCAACGATTTCTCGAACTGCAGGACCTGGGCGCGCTGCACCAGCGGCCGCAGATGTTCCTGCGTCGTGATCAGGTCTTGCCCGTACAGCTGCGGCCCATAATTTTGCAGCATCCCCGCCGCGCCCATCGGGTCCGTGTAGGAACGCGAGATGATCGCGCCCTGCAGCACATGGCTGCGCGCCGCGGCGCGGCCTGCGGTCAACGCATCGGGCGAGGCGCCCGGGTTCGCCACCTGCCAGGCGTCGGCCGCCTGATCCGCCGCGGCGACCACAGACCGCTCATTCGCCGGGTCTTGCTCGGCGATCGTCCGCTGCGCAGTAATCACCGCCTGGCCGGTGTCGGCGATCGTCTGCTGGTGCGCCTGCATCTCGCGCTGTGCGGCGCTATCAACCCGCCCGACCTGATAGCGGTCCCACATGCCTTGGATCATGCGCTGCTGGCGCGGCGACGCGCCCTGCGTCACCTCCGCCAGCGTGCTGTTCAGATAGTCGATCACGCGCTGCGTCATGCCCTGCGCGTTGACGCCCTGCGCGGTCAGGATGCCACCGTCGCCGTACAGCGCCTGCGTCGCCTTTTGCTGCGCCGCCATGTACTTCTGCTGCGCAACGACGGCGTCCTGCTGCTCTTGATGCGCGCGCACGTCGTTGGCCAGCTGGTCGGACGCGGCCGAGACGGTCGCGCCCAGCTGCTCGACCGCGCGGCCTGGCCCGGCGCCATAATCGGCATAAGCCGGGCGCGGGTCTTGCGGCTCGACGTCAGGAACGTCGTACGTCGGAACGGTGATCGCCATCAGTAGTACGCCTGGCCGGGCGCCGCGCCGTTTGCCGTCATGCCGGGCGACGGCAGGTTCGACTGCTGCCACCGCAGGTATTTGTCGCCGACCGAGGCGGCGCCACTCAACAGCGAGGCGCCGGCGCCGATCGCGCCGCTTTCCATCGCCGACGCCGCCTGGCTGTCAAAACCCGCCGCCTGCGCGTTGTCCTGCACCACGACGTTGCTGCCGTTGGTCAGGATTGCAGTGATTGAACGATAGCCCGTGCCGCCGGCGTCCTGTTGCACCTGCGCGTCCGAGCCGCTGTTGACGTCGCCGCCCGATGCGCCCTCGGCCGCCCGCTGCCGGCCGATCAGCTGGCCCGTCTTGTCGCCCTCGTTCTTCGCCTGGATGTTCGTGGCCGTGATCGTGTTCTCGGCCGCCGTCGTCGCGGCGAGCGCCTGCCGCTTGTCGTTGGCCGCACCGCTCAGACCGGACATGATCGAACCGCCGGCAGACGTCAGCGCACCCAGGCCGCCCGCGACGGCCAGGCTCACAGGATCACACACGCTTGCACCTACAGCTGAAACAGGATGAACGGGTCGTCTCGGACGCCCCAGGGCGCGGGCGCCTGCAGGCGCGCGCCCATGTGCGCCAGCCAGCGACGCGCCTGGCCGTTCTCGGCGTCGACCAGATTCCAGAGCTCGCCATAGCGGTCGCGCCAGGCGGCGATCATCGCCGGCGCCAGGCGCAGCAGCTCGCGCGCGTGCCGGGTCACCAGGTCGGTTCCGAGCAGCCACGGGATGCCGTACATCCCGCAATCGGGCGTCAGACCGGGCGCCACGCCGAACAGCGCGGCCGGCACATGGTCGACCGTCGCGCACCAGGCTTCCGCGCTGATCGTCACGGCGCGCACCAGCGCCGGAAACGGCAGGCTGCCCGTACTGCGCGCAATCTCCGCGCGGTCGGCGGGGCGCATGAACTCCGCCACCGTGCGCAGATCGAACGCCGTCACGGCGCGTAGCCGGACGTCAGCCACGGCGCTTGGGCTTGAGCATGTTGGCGTAGGCCTGGACATTGACTGCCGGCGGCGGCTTGGGCTTCTCCGGCTTTTGTTCCATCCAGCCCGCGTACATCCGCGGGTCCAGCTGCAGCGGCCCCGGCGCCCCTTCCTGCGGCGACTCCGGTTCCTTGATCGGCTGCACGGCCGGCTCCGGCAGCTCTCCGATTTCGACATAGGGCATCACGTCCAGCAGGGTCACCGGCACCGGCAACGTGCATTGCACGCACACGCTGCCGCTCCGCTGCCAATCGCCGCTGACATTGACTCGCACGTCACCGGTAAACAGCGCCGCGCCACCGGCGAACGCGCCGCCGTCCTGCCCCGCGGCGTCCCGCAAATGCGAAAAGTCGGACCCCACCTGAATGTCGCCGGTCTGATACAGCCGCAGCACCACCTGGCTGATCCGCTTGAGCTTCCCCTGCAGCGTATCGAGGTAGTTGTTTTCCGCGTCGACCGTCTGGAACTGCGAGGTGATCGGCAGGCCGACCACCGCCGACGTCACCGGCTGCGGCAGCGTGATCGAACCGCCCGTCACCACCAGGCCGGACTGCAGCCCGGCGCTGGTGTTGGCGGACACCGGCTGCCCGTCGAGATAGTCCAGCCCCGACAGTGTGGTGACCGGGGCGCCGGAATACTGCAGCGCGCAGTCAAGGAAGGTGCCCGCCGCCTCGGCCTGTTGCCGGTTGAACAACCGCTCGACGTAGCGTACCGTCCCGCCGCCGATGTAGCGATTGGCAATCACATAGACCGCGTCCGTGTTGCCCTCGCTGACCGCGCACACGCTCTCGAAAAAGCCGCTATAGGTATCGTGCCGCGACCAGGCATAGACGTCCTGATCCCGGTCGAAGGTCATGGAGAGCAGGGCGCCGTCGTTGCGCACCGCCCACACCTGCCGGAACGGCTCTTGCGACCAGCACCATTCGGCAAGGCTGAAGCCGACGAACAGATGACTGCTCAGCAGCGACACGTCGAGACTTTGATAGGTGTTGGACGTCCAATCGTAGCGAATGTCGCGGATCGCGGTGCCGTAAGCCTGTTCGTAGAGGACGTCCGATCCGCACACCAGCGGCGGGCGGTCGCTGCAGCCGATATAGGATTGCGGCTGCATGTAGACGCTGCTGGGCGTCAGCACGTTGTCGCTGCCGCCGACCGCGAGAAACGCCGCGCCGGATGTCAGTGTCAGCAGGCTGTTCAGCGACACCAGGCCGCGCACCGCGTTGACTTGCTTGGTCGCCATCGCGATCGTAATGGCGTCGGAAGCCCGCGCCGGCGAAGCTGTGTCGAAACTGTTGAAGTCGGCGGACTGCGAGAAATAGAGCGTGTCCGGCCCCGCGGGGGTATTCCCGAACACGAGCCGCTGCTGGTGATACTCCACACAAGACGGGTTGTTGCCGTTTGCGAAGGGGTTGTTGTAGGTCTCGACCGTCAGCGCCGTGTCCGGCTGGATGTTCTGGTCGGAAAACCCGGTGCCGGACGCATTGCCGATGAACCCGTACTCGCCGCCGGCGTCCTTGTAGACGTTGTAGCTGACCGCGCCGGTCACTGCCAACCATGAGATCGAATTATACACCGAGCCGGAGGCCAGGCCCGGGTTGTTGATACAGGTCGCCGAGGCGGACGGCAGGCTTTCCTCGCCGTTCGCGGCGATCGACGTCACCACATAGGCGAACAGATATTCGCCATTGCTCGCCTTGTAGCCCAGCGGCGTCGCCGTGACTCCGGTCGGCGGCTGGATGCCCGGCTCGAAGGTCTGCAGCGCGAACGTCCACGCATTGTCGGCCGTCCGCTGCAGCTGATACACCGGATAGGACGGATGTACCAAAGTCATCACGTCCGCCGACTGCGTGTACTTCACCAGCGGCAGATCGGCCGCGGCGTACGGCGTCGCAACCGAATAGGTCGCGCCGCCCGGGCCGGTCAGCACCACCGCGCCGTCCTTGATGACGAACATGCTGTGATCGCCGAGCACCAGGACGTACGTCTGCGTGGTGTTGAACGCGAACGGGATCAGGCGCGAGCGCACCGCGTAGTTTGCGGTCGGCGCGATGAATTGCGTTCCCGCCCTGTTCTGCGCGCCGCCGCCTGGCAGGACGAAAGCATTGCGCAGCGTCTTGCAGCCGATGCGGTACTTGGCCAGGTCGACGCGGCCGAGCAGCAGCGGCGACAACTCGCCCGCCGCGAAGGACGGTTGTATCAGCTCCGGCATGGGATCGCCTTCTCAGACGATCATCAGCGCGGCGTTCGCGCCGGCGCCCGATCGGTAGAGCGATCCGGCCGGCAGCCCGGTCGGCGAGATCGGCAGGTTTGCCATCTGCGCGCCGAAGCCAAAGACCGCCCAGCCGCCCGTTGGCCCGCCCTGGTCGGCGAGCCGGAGCAGCACGGTGTCGGACCCATTGGCCGTCTGCACAAACTCGGTGCTGATGTCGAACGGGTTATAGCGGATGTAGTTGTCAGTCGCCGTCGACTTGTTAAGATACAGGCGCCCGGCGCCGCCCTGCGGCGGGATGTACAGCCCCGAATTGAACGTGCAGCTGCCATTGAAGGCCAGCCAGCCGTTCAGCGTATCGACGCCGATCTGGTAATTGGCGGCGGTGTCGAAGTTTATGTACTGCCCGTCCTTGAGCCACACGGCGGCAGTGTTCGGCGTGACGGTCACGGTGGAAGTGGTCGCGTCGGTGATCGCCGTCGCCAGCCCTGGCGCGGCGAGCGTGATCGTCCCGCCCGGCAGGCCCGGGCCGTCCTCGGCATAGCCAATCACGCTGACCGTCTGCCGGGAGCCGTTGGCGTCCTGAACGATGGCGCGCAGCGCGTTCGTCGGCGATGGCGGAGCATAGGTGTGCGCGCCGTCGCCGAAAAAGTTGGCGTAGACAAAGCAGGTGATGTCCGAGACGTGCAGCGACGTCGCACCGGCGGCCGCGTTCGCCAGCAGGTTAGCCTGCGGCACGAAGCTCCCGCGCAGGTCGACGCCCGCGCAAGCGTACTGGTTCGTGAGCATGAAACTGCCAACACGGACGGATGGGCCAAGATTGAAATAAAGGCCGTAGGCGAAGGTGGTCGGCCAGCTGCCGCCGAACACGATCGCCGCGCCCGCCGCCAGTGCGGCCGTCGTCGGCGCGGAGAGCGTGACCAGGCCGGTCGCGTTGTTGGCCGACAGAACGACGGTCCCGGCGGGGATCCCGGTGGCGCTGACAACCTGGCCGAAGCCGGCTTGCGGGATGCCGTTGGCCGCGAATTGCAGCGTGTTCCCTGGGGCGCCCTGTGCGGTGGTGGTGCTGTAGGTCCACTGCCCCAGGCCGTATTTCTGGCTGCCGTTGATCTGGCCGCCGAGATAGCGTGAATTCGCGGTGTCGATGCCGCTGGCGAAGAAGTCGAACTCGAACTGGACGGTCGGACCCTCGTACGGGTTCGTCGCCGTGTTGTTGAGCAGGCCGGTCGCCATGTACTGCGCCCAGCTCTGCGCGCCCACATTGGTGGCCCCGTAGGCGAATATCCCGTCGTTCGGAAAAATCACATTCTGGGGGGCAAGGTAGATCGACATCAAGCCGCCCGGCCCCTTGTTCACCTGGGACGACTGGGTTGTGTACTCGGACAGCACCCCGTTTCCGGTCACCGCCCCGTTACCCCGGTAGGAACCGAGGTTGAGGTTGGACGTCGTCACGCCGCCCACGCTGTTCAACGAACCGCTCAGGTTCAGCGTCGCGGTGATGACCTGATAATTCAGGATCCCGTCATTGGACCCGCTGACATAGAGCGTCGGCTTGAAGATACCGAAGGCATCCGGGTTCGCCACGCCCTGCGCTACGGCTGTCGTCGTGATCGTTTGCGCCAGCGTGCTTTGCAAGGTCACCGGCGCGCCGGGTGCCACACCCAGCGCCGCCTGCGCGCACAGCGCGTCGACATACTGCTTGCAGACCGCTTCGAGGCTCGACACGGGATTGCCGGCGCCCAGCAGAAGACGTCCGCTCATGGTGTCGCCGGCGCGCTGCACACGGCCGCCAATGGCGGACGTCAACGGCGTGGAGATGCCTGTGTCGGACGGCGTCACCAGCGCCAGCGATGCGTCAATGTTGGTCAGGTTCGGGCCCTGGCCCGGCACACTGTACGGATACGGCGGCACGGGGCCGCAGCCGCCGCCCTCATAGCCCCACCAATCGGACATCAGCCGCGCTCCCTGATCCAGGCGGGTTCGTATCGGGTGCCGACCGCGATGCGCCGGCGCGTGCCGTCGCGCTGCTTGGCGTTCTCCAGCTGGTTCATCGCGACGGACATCAGCGCCGGCCCGATCTGCGCTGAGCCGGTGATGTCCAGCGCGGACTGACTCGCCAGCGCGTACACCAGCGCGTCGGAAAACAGCGGCGACGTCTGCGAGGGATCGGTCAGGGCGTACGTGTAGACGCCCACCGGCGAGGCGCGGTTCGTGCCGATTATCTCGCCGGTCACGCCGTTGAAGGCGACTTCAAAGTTGATGACCGGCTGAGTGCCCCAGACCGTGCCGTTCCAGATGCCCAGGAACGCCAGCGCGTTCGCCGGCATGCTGTACACGCCTGCCCAACCCGGCAGAATGTCACCGGTCGGCGCTGGCACCAGGGGCGTGAAGACACGCGCGAAAGACCAGTCGTAGGTCTCCAACAGAAAGTTGAACGCGCTGGTGAAGTTGTCGTTGAGGACGTTGGCTTCGGGGCTGACGTCGGTCACGCTCACCAGCTGCGCCCGCGCGCCGAGCGCGTCCAATGCGCGATTGTAGACTTGCAGCTGCGTCAGGCCGAACGGCATCGCGGTAGCCTCCATCGAAGGGAAGGCGCCGACGCTTCACAGCGCGGGCGCGGTCGGCACGCACAGCACGGGCGGCACGGTGCTGGCACCGCAAGCGGTGACGGTTGCCCCGGCCGCCCGTCTGTCAGCGCCGCAGAGTCAGCGGCGGCCTTTCGGCTCGGTCACCACACCGGCCCGCGTCGTCGCCGCCGCCGTCCGCAGCTCGGCGAGCTCGCGCCGCGCCAGCGCGAGCTCCTGTTCCACGGTCAGCGGGACGTCCGCCGGGTCCGGCTCGATCGGCGTGCCGTCCAGCAGCTCCATGGTATCGGGGTTCAGGACGAACGGCCGCCCGTCTGGATGCCGCTCGGGGATCTCGACTTCCTCGCCCGGCTCGTAGACGCGGCCATGCACGCCAGGGATTTTCACCTGTTGCTTGGCGCTGTTCAGCTTGAACTCGACCGGCTGCGGGCCGATCGCCAGGAAGGTGTCGGCGGTGATGCGGATGCGCAGCACTGGCTTACACCCCCACCACGTTGATACCGGACGGGTAGTACTCGTCGGCCTGGGCATCGACCACCAGGCCGGACGAAATCGCGCCGGCCGTCAGCGTAGTGTTCTGCACGATATACTGCGCCTGCAGGTATCGCTCGCCGGCGTAGGGCTCGAAATTCAGGTTGCCGACAAAGATCGGCGCGCTGGCGACCAGCGCCGTGACCGCCACCGTGGTGCTGTTCAGCACGGTCGGGGTTGCGTTGAACAGCGGGCTGGTATCGGCCACCACTTCCAGCACAACGCTGCCGCCGGCGACGCTCTGCGAGAACGACGTCGTCACGTCGAAGTAGATTTTGACCGCGCGGCCGGCGCCGATGTCGCGCGGGGCCGACAGGTCGATGGTGTTGGTGCTGGCGGTGGTGCCCGTCGCGGCGATCGTCTGCGCGTTGGAGAAGGTGTTGAAAGCGTCGGTGATCATTGCAAGGCCCTCCTAGGCCGATTTGCGGCGTGTGCGTCGCTGCTCCGTAGCGTGGCGTTTCAGATGTTGGGCGGATGGCCCGGGGATTGCGCCCCGGGCCGGTCGGCGTCAGGTCACGCGGCCTTCGCTGCCCAGCAACTGATCGCAGATGCGGATCGGAATGCCCTGGAACGTGTCGTAACGCTTGCCCATCACGTCCTCCACGCTGCGCAGCAGGTTCGGGCGGTTCGCGGCCTGGATGTCGATCGCCGAGGCCACGGCACGGTTGACGTAGAACGCCGGGCGACCCATGCCCATGTTCGGGATCTTGCGCATCGCGCGCTGCATCAGCGTGATGAGATCGGCCTTGCCGGACAGGTTCGGCTGGTTGTTCGAGCCGAGCGTTCCGGTCACCGGCAGCCCCGTCACGTCGATATTCGCGATGCGAACGCAGAACCGCCAGTCGCGCACGGTGAGGCCCATCTTCCACAGGAAATGGGTGCGATACGCCTCGTAGCGGCCGCCGACGCCGCCGCCGACGCCGTCGTAGATCGTCTGCAGGCCCTTGTCTTCCATCGTCAGGCCGGCGCCGGTTTTCGCGCCCTTCGGGAAGAAGCCGGCGAGGCTGTTGTCGCCCCACACCGCCAGCCAGATCGACGTATTCGTGCTCCCGAGCCCGCCGGCGTCGAGCACATTGGTCGCGGTCGGCGTCACCGCGGTCTGCACGGTGTTGTAGCGCGGCGCCAGGCCGGTGAACGTCTGCGGCGAGATGCGCTGATTGCCGTAGAACAGCGTCCCGGCCATCTGCTGATTGAGGCCCTCCAAGAACGCCTTGTCTTCCGAAAGACGAAATTCCTCGTCATTGCCGTTCAGCTCGCACAGCGCCTGGTCGATTTCCGAATAGGTCTCCAGCATCGCCGCGGCGTCTTCGATCTGCGCGCTGGTGGATTTGGTCGGCAGCACGCCGCTGTTGATCGACCGGAAAGTGCCGGTCGGCAGCGAGGTGCGCAGCGTGGTGCGGTGCCCGGTCGGCAGGTTGCCCTCGATGAACAGCATGTCATCGAGGATGTCATTCTGCTGCGACAGGATTTCGACCACGTTCGCAATCTTGGAGTCGGGGTCGACGCGCTTCATCCAGTCCACGAGAGTCAGCGCGGTAGAGCTTACGTATGCCATTGTTAAGGCTCCATCTAAGAGGGGAAGCCCGGCGCCTCACGGCGCGGGGTAGCGGCCTTGCCTAAGGGCCGTAGCGAGTGGCGATCAGGTCTTGCCCGGGTTCATCGTCGGGTAGAGCCGTTTCGCGACAGAGACAGGCGGCGCCGCGGCTCCGTTGCCCTGGACGAATTCGCTCTCGCCGAGCGCCGCCCCGATGCGTGAGAACACACGGATAATCTCGGGATGATTGCCGAGCCCGTCGCGCAATGTCGCGCGCAGCGCCGGCGTCCCGAATCGGTCAAGTGCGCGCTGCGCATGCGCAACGGCCGCGTCCAGCTTGGGGCCGCCGCACTCGGCGTCCGCCTTGGTCGCCTCGGCCCAGCTTTGCGTCAGTGCCACCTGCGCCGCCTGCGCCGCCTCGGCGGCCGCGGCCTGGCGCGCGGCGTACAGGCCGACCAGCTGCTGCGCCTGCTCCTGCGACAGCTTCAGGCCGGCCGCGGCTTCCTTGAACGACGCCAGCCCCTCGGCGTCGGCCGTCATGCCCTCGGGCAACTTGAATTCCTGGTAGACGATCGGCTCCGGCGCTGCTGCGGCTGCCGCAGCCGCCTCGGCCGCTGCGGTCGCCGCAGGATCGGCGGGCGCGTCCGCACCCAGCAGAGTCGCGGCAGCCGCGGGCGGCGTCCCTGGTGACGTCGCGGCCGGCGCGGCCGGCGGCGTTGCGACCGGCGCAACCGGGGCCGCGGGCGGCGCGACCGGGGCGGCAGGCGCCGCGACGGCTGGCGCAACAACGGGGGCGGCAGCGCCTGGTGCGGCGTCAGCGCCCGCGCTGCGAGCGGCGACGCCGGGTTGGGTCTCGATCGTCATGCAGTCTCCTGATTATGAGGCTTTTGCGTGTCGCTGCTCCGCAGCGCGGGCGTGTCGCTGCTCCGCAGGGGGGGGCGTCGTCGCTGCTCCGCAGGGGGGGCGTCGTCGCTGCTCCGCAGGGCGGGCGTCGTCGCTGCTCCGCAGCGCGGGCGTCATCGCGCCGGTCGATTGTTCAGCGCGGCCGCGTCTTCCGTCGCCTCGGCCTGCATCGCGGCGAACGCCTTGGGTTCCACCCGCATCACGTCCGCCAGCAGCCCCAGGCCGATGTTCCGCTCGCCCTCACGAAACGACGTCATGTGCGCGTCGCCGGCGACCATGCTTGTGTGCATGACGTGGCAGCGCGTCAGCAGCGTCCAGATCAGCGAGCGGCCGGCGCGATGTTCCAGCAGCGCTCCCAGTGCGGCGTCGCGGTCGCGCCGCGCCTGGCCGACGCGCTTGCGCCGCGTCTCCACGCCATGCTGCTCGCCGGCGTTGAATTGTGGGGATGCGGCGCCTTCATCGTCGCCGACATTGTCGGCGGTTGCGGTCGCCTCGTTCATCGGCCAGGCCCCGGACCAGACGCGGGCGCTCCGCCGCTGCCGCCCAAGCCGCTGCCGCCGAGCATCGCGGACAGCGCGTTCTGCCCACCGCCGACATCCGTCTGCGACAGCGTCTGGGCGCCTTGCACCGCCGCCATTGCGTTCTGCGCCGCCTGCTGCGCCTGCTTCTGCTGGGCGCGCGCCTGCACCTGTTCCATGGCGTCGTCGTCGTCCACCAGTACGCCGGTCGGCACCATCAGAGCGTCCGCCATCGCGTCCAGTGCCTTCTCCGGCGAGATCTTCGCGCTGACGATCGGCTCCCAGGTCGGATTAGAAGCCAGCCGGCCGGCGAAGGCGACCAGCTGCTCAATCGACGTCGTCGCGGTCGCGCGCTGCGCAGCCGCCAGCGGCGAGACGCATTGCACTTCCAGACCTCGCCCCTGCAGCGCGCGGGGCGGCCGCGGAATCAGCTTCCAGCGCGTCAGGATCGCGATCACCCGCGCTATCAGCGGGTTGATCAGCTCGGTCTGGTTCCGCTCGACCACCGGGCCAAGCATCAAGAGTTTCTCGCCCTGCCGCGCGCGGATTTCCTCGGCTGTGACCGGCTGCGCGCCCTCCATCTGCGAAATCATCAGGAACAGATCGGCGAAAAACGCCTCCTTGATCAGCCGCTCCTTGTCGCGGATGAGCGGCTGCAGCATCTCAGGCCGGAATTTGACCTGATACAGCTCGCCGATCTTGCCGTATGCCTCCGGCCCCAGGAAGTTTATCCCCCCCGGGAGCGCGCTGATGGGCTCATGCTCCATCGACAGCGGCGCCACCAGCGGCGGGTTCACCAGCTTGCCCACACCCTCCGCCATTGCGCGTTCGAGCGATTGCAAGGTGCGGACGTCCGCGAGCGCGTCCATGCCCGGCGATCGTCCGTACACGTCATTGCCGAATGATTTCCAGCGCGGCGCCACGAACGGCTGCTCGTGGTATCCGCCTTGACCCAGCAGACGGTCGCTGTCCCCGCCGAGCTCCAAATACACGCAGCGATACGGCCAGCCCTTCGCGAAGCCACGCGACCACCCGGCGGGCGCCGGCGGCAGCGCATTGTGCGTATGCCGTGGGTTCGGCTCGATGACGTGCAAGATCTCGCGCTCGGCCGTCAGCTGATTGCTGCGGTAGAGGTCCTGGACGGCCTTGCTGCAATTATCGAAGCCGAATTGTTCGACCATCTGGCCGACATTCAGCACGAAATCGCGATACAGCGTGGTCGGCTCCATCCGGCTGCTGTTCGCCAGCAGGAACTGCCCAGGTTCCATGCTGTAGCAGCGTATCCCGTTGAAGCGCCCGCGCGCGTCAAGGTCTTCATCGACCAGCATCACGCCTTGGCCGAACACGCCTTGATCGCCGTAGAGCGTATGCAGCGCGGAATACACGTTGCTGCTGGCCATAACCGACAAGACGCGGGACGTGACCAGGTCCAGCCACGCGCGGACTTCCGTCTGCTGGTTCAGCGCCTCGTCTTCGACCGCCAGTACGAACCACCTGTGCGCCGGCGACGTCAGCCCGGTCAGCATGCCCGACGCGAGCGTGTTCGCCGCCTGCGTGGCCGTGCTGTTGATGATCTTGTGACCCGCCTTCCGGCCGCGGGCGCCGCTGTTCGGGAGGGTCAGCATCCGGCCGCGGCGCGGCGCGATGTGCGCGGCCAGGTCCAGCCAGTGCAGGCGCCAGCTTTCGCGTTCGGTGCGCAGCATCCCCCAGCGGTTCACGCACCAGTCGCGCAACTCCTGGTCGCTCTCGCCGCGCGGCTGCGCACTGTTGACGGCCGCACTCTTGGCGTTGCTGCCAGTCGACAGCGCCGTGAAATCATATTGCGGCACTCTGGCAGCTCCATCGGTCGGGAGTCCGGCGCTTCACAGCGCGGGGATCGGGCGGCCGGCGACGCCGCCCAGCGTCAGCGGCCTTGACGGCAACCCACGCGCAGGTGCACCAGCCAAGCGCCGGGATTTGAAGGTTTTGCGTGGTCGCCCCAGGTCTCGGTCAGGGCGCGCCCGGGGCGCTCCCACCGCCCCGGGCGCCCCTGCATCGCGTCAGTCGCTGCTCCGCAGCGTGGGCGCGTCAGCTGCCGATCAGCACCTTGGGCGCCGTCGCGGCCGGCGCGGCGACGCCGTTCGGACTCGTCAGGACGGTCGACGCGACGCCCAGCGGGCTGCCGCTCATCCGGGTCAGCTGCGCGTTCACCTGGCCCTGGTCCGGCGCCTGCGGCATCTGCGGCGTGTAGGGAGTTTTCGGCGTGGGAAGGCACATGGTCAGCTGCTCCGTGTCAAAGCCGCGGCGGCAATGCACGCGGTCGCCCATGCGGTCGGATCGGTCGCCGGCGTGGTCACCGGCACCGGCGGAATGCAAAAAGTCCGCGTGGGATTGCTCAATGTGAAGTAGTAGCCCGGGCTGACCGGCAGGTTCACCGGAGTCAGCGGCTCGCCGCCATAGGTCGCCATGAGCGCGGAAATCACCGCGGCCGGGGTCGTGCTCTGGCTCATGCCGCGGCGGCCGGCGGAAAGATCGCCAGTCCCGTCAGGCCCTGCAGCAGCAGCGCCGGCAGCGCCGGATTGTCGCGCAGCACGCAGGCGAGCGCGGGCGCCAGCCGCGTGCAAACGTCTTCCTCGGTCAGCCCGCGCCCCTTGATCTGGTACGCCTCGAAGCACGCATGCAGCAGCTCGTGGATTAGCACCTCGGCCTGCTTCGCCGGCGCCATCGCGTTACGAATGACGATTGACATCGCCATTCCGTTGAATGTGCCGTACGCGTCCCGCCCGTCCGACTCCTCGCTGTCCATCCCGCGCACCGCGACGTCCGCGTGCCCGACCTTCAGCACCAGGCACCGCGCGGCGTCGGCGCTGGCACCGCCGGCGGTGACCGTCGCAGCGCCGGACAGCGTCGCCTTGCGAGAAATCGTCACTCTGGCCCCCAGTCGGCTGTTGGATCGAAGGCGACAACCTGCCGCCGCGCAGTCACGCCAGGCGGCGGCGCATGCTGCGCAAATCGTAGCATCATCAGCGCATACCGGCCCGCATCCATCAGATCGTCGCGCTTTTTCACCAGCACTCCGTTCAGCCGATGGTACAGCTCCATTTCCTCGAACCATTCGGTCAGATGCGAAAAGACGCGCCAGCGGCCCGTCGTCATCCGGTCCAGAATGTCCATCACGCCAGCCTCGACGCCGCTGCCGCGATCGTCCTCAAAGGTCGCCCGCTCGTGGAGCAGCGACAGACCGTGCGAGCGATAGATTTCCGCCAGCTGCAGTCCGCTGCCCTTGTCATGCTGCAAGCCGTCATGCGGCCAGGCGAACGGCAGGCCAGGACCCCAGGCTTTCAGGGCGCCGGCGTGGATCAGCGGCGTCTGCTGCCTCACCCGGTAGATATCCGTGACGTAGATCGTGTCGCTGTCGCAGTCATGCGCCAGCTTCACGGCCGCGGTCGGATGATCCCAGCCGAAATCCATGCCGGCGATCTTGCCCCAGTGCCGGGGTATCGCGAACGGCGCCACCGCCAGCTGCTCGCGCGCGAACGGAAACACCCGGCCACCGCCCAACATTGGCACGCCGCGCGTCCGCGCCTCCCGTTCGTGCGCGGGATAACTCTCGATGATCTTCGCGCGATCCTCGGCGGAGATGTGCTCCGCTTCCTCGATCGTCATGCACACGTCGACCCGGTCAGGGTGCGTGACGTTATAGAAACGGCCGACCACGTCGGACATTCCGAGCAACGGGGTGAAGGTCATCCAGACAAAGCCGCCGGTCGCGTTCGTGCGCGACAGACCCTCGGTATAGATCGGCTCCGGCGGTTCTTCATCGAACCAAATCCAGTCCAGCGTATCGGCCTGCCAACGCTGCCGGCCCTGATCATACGACTTGAATTTCAGCCGGCTAACGTCGCCGCTGACGTGGCGAATGTCGCAAGTGTCGACGCCGTCAGAGATGCCGCGCGCGGGCGCCCAGTCCAGAATCGCGTCATGCGGTATCGCACCCGTGCCGCGGTCGCCCGGCGGACCCAGCAGCAGCTTCACAACAGAATCGCGGACACTCTCGGAGTCCTTGCCGCCCGCCCAGGCGCGCGTCGGCTTGTCGAACCGCCGGCCAGGCCACCAATCGGGATAGCGGCCGGTCAGATGAAACGACGCCTCCGCTGCGCCGCAAAAAGTTTTACCCAGCTGATTCCCGGCGCGTAGGAGCCTTTCGCGCTTGCTTAGGCCGAGCTCGTGAAACAACAGCTGCTTTGGATACGGCCGATAATCCAGCACGCGATTGCGCCGGCGCCGCAACGTGAGCTCCGCCTGCAGCTCCGCCAGCAGCACCTCCGGCGTCACCCCCGCGGGCAGCAAGCTCTCGAAGTCGGTCAATGATTTCCTGCAGTGTCTCGATGGAGAGGCTGGCCAGCGGGTTGACCTCCTGCACCGTCATTGCAGTCAGCCGCTGGTGAACAAACGGCGCCATGTCCGCGGCGATGCCGGCCGCATCCTTGAGATGCCCGGCAACCACCATGGACTGCATTGCCAGCCCCATCACCTCAAGCGGCGTCAACGCCGCCATCTGTTCCGGCGTCTTCCCGGCGGCAACCCATTCCTCGGCCTGGCGCTGCAGCAGCTCCCGCTGCACCGTGCGCTTGTTCTTCGAGCCCTTGACGCGGCCGCCGGTCTTGATCCCCTTAGCCACGCGGCCACCACCACCACCACGGACGCCGCGGCGGCGCCGGCGATGACTCGACCGGCGGCGCGACCTGGCGCGCGAACAGAACCAGGCGGAACAGGAGAAGCCAGCCGTTCATCGGCGGAAGCAGTCGACAATGGCCCAGAGCCGGGCCGTCGCCTCGTACGCCCACAGCCGCGCCATCACAACGTCGTACGACGTCACATAGGCGCCGCCGCGCGGCTCGCCGATTTCGACCGCGATGGTGTTCGCGAACCACGATTGGCAGATCAGATCCCGGCTTTCCTCGCGCGACCGCGGGTGCCCCCAGGGAGACTCCATCTGCGGCATTACCTTACCGACAGCTGCGTGTACCCACGGCGGCCCTTGGTGCCCGGGATCACCATGCCGACCATTTCCGCCGTTATCAGCCGGTTCTCGGTCGGCGGAATCGCGGGCACCTCATTGAGAGACAGGACATGCTTGCCCGCATAGGCCACCGGCGCGCCGCCCATCATGCCCTTGATCGCCTCATTCAGCAGCTTGAGCCGATCTTCGGTCGCCTTCGCCTGCAGCTGCAACGCCACGTACTCGGCGACCGTCGCCACCTGCGCCGCGTCACGCAGCACGAGATGGTTGGTCGCCGGTGTCGCGGCCTGCTGCGCTGCCGGCGTCACGTTGTCCAGCGCGCCCGCCGCGGCCGCGGGCGGCCGGCGCTTGCCGCGCGGACTTGCAGCCAGCAGCGCCGCGTGCGTGATCTTGGTCGCTGGTCTCATCTCATACCCCTTGCGCGCCAGCGGGATCGCCGCGCGTCACGTCCAACACGACGCGCACTTGCTGCGCGCCCCAGGTCGCCCCACCACGCGCGGTGCGAACCCCGCGCGCCGTCAGCGCCGCCGCTACCTGCCGCAGACTGATCGCGCCGGCCGCCCGCGCGTCGGCGATGTACGGCAGCACGCCGCGCGCATGTTCCAGCGCCCGGCGCGTCTGCGCAGCTCGCCCAGCAGCCGCCGCGACGCAGTCGCCCGACAGCAGCTTAGGGCCACCCAGCTTGACGCCGCGGGCTTTCGCGGCCGCTAAAGCCGCGACCGTGCGCTGGCTTATCAAGCCCGCTTCCAGCTCGGCCACGGCCGCCATGATAGTCAGCATGAACTTCGACATCGGCCCGGCCGGCAGCTGCGGCAGATCGCAGAACGTCACGCCGCCCTCGCCGCAGCCCTCCACCACCGACAGCAGAAACCGCGCGTTGCGCGCCAGCCGGTCCAGCTTGGCGATCACCAGCACCGCACGCCGCGCGCGGCAGGCCGCAAGCGCCGCTGCCAGCTGCGGCCGGTCATTGCGCTTGCCCGACTCTACTTCCGCAAATTCCGCCACCAGCACGCCGCCAGGCTGCCCGGCGATGTGCTTCGCGACGGCCGCGTGCTGGGCTTCCATGCCCAGGCCGCTGCGCCCCTGGCCGTCCGTGCTGACACGGTAATAAGCAATAAAGTCAGGCATTGAACGGGCGCAGCTGGCCCGGCTATTTCGCGCGGCGCGGGCCGCTGCACGTCTCGCGCAGCACCTGCCGGAAAGCGTCTAGCTCGGACTGAATCATGCGGCCCGCCGCGCTCTCGCTGCCGACATCCGCCAGCATCTGCTCAAGCCCGCGGGCGTGGTTTGCCACCAGATAGGCGACAGGCACCGCCGGCGCGGGCGGCTGCTCGGTCATGGCGAGCACCGATCGTCCAAATAGCCCGCGAAGCTGGCGGCCGCCTCATGCCACAACGAGTCATCCTCGGCCGGCGTCGCCTTGTCCGGCAGCGGCGTCTCGCTGACGTGCTTCGCCGGCGCCCGGTAGCTCACCGTCCGCACCAGGCGCGGGCCGCCGCCGACGCTCCCGTTGATCGGCGGCATCACGTACAGCATGGCGAACCCGTCATGCGCTGACACCAGCACAACGTCGCCGGCCGCAATCATGTCCGCGAACACATCAAAGTAATGTTCCGCGTCCAGCTGCGCCAGCACACCGGGGCACCGATAGTGCCATTGCGTGAAGCCGTTGGCGTAGGCGAGCACTGACAGCCCGCGGACGTCAGCACTCATGTCGCCACCACCGGCGCGCCCGCCTCGGCCTGCGCATGCGTCTGCGCCTGCAGGCGGGCGAGCTCGTGCTGTTTGATCTGCGAAGCGGTCTGCGTCGCCAGACGCACGACGAAAGCCAACACGGTCGGCGGTGCGGGATGCGTCGCCATCACCTGCCCGACCACCGACGCCAGCGCGCAAACCGCCATCTCGTCATCGCCCTGCGCGAAGCCGGACACCAGCGACACCATTGCGCCAATCAGCTCGTGCGTACGATCGGCACGGAGTTTCTGCGCCCCGGCCTGTTCCACGGCACGCGCCGCGGCCGCCTCGGCCTGCGCGGCCGTTGACGGCATGGGCGCTGCTGGCGGTAAACTCGGGCGGGCGAGGCTCGGACGTGCCGCACGCTTGGCGCGGGCCGGCTTGTTCTTTGTCATGGGGCAAGTCTCTCTGTTGCGGAGATGTAGCGGCCGGGCACCCGTCAGGCGCGCGGCTTAGGCGGTGAAAGGACGACAGATGGACCAGCCGTGGATGTCTCGGCTGCAAGGCGTAGGCTTCTACGTGTTGAACGAAGACGGTTCCCCGGTGCCAGAACCTGACGTCGTCCAATGGAGCGAGTGGCACACCACGCACGTCACGACGCTGGCGTGGGACGAAATAGGCGACGCGCTCGTTTCGACGATATTCCTCGGTATCGACATGCGACCGCGCTTCACCAGTGACGGCGCTCCCGTCCTTTGGGAAAGCGTGATCATCGGCGGCAAGCATGAAGGCACCATGCAGCGATACACGTCCCGCGACGCGGCCTTGCACGGGCACCAGCTGATGATCGCGAGAGTCACGGAAGGCTGGCAGCCGGACGTGCACACCGACGCGGACGGCGGGTGATGCCGTCCAAGCAGCTGCCACTTTTTCAATTACGCCCCCGCGCGCGCCGCGTTCTGATGCATCCGATGCAATACCTCGGCGTCGATCGGGCGGGTCCGCCGGTCCGCAGATTCAGGTGCGGCCGGTGCGGTGACGAGACGCCGTGGCTGTCAACGGACGGGATGCCACGCTGGGAGAGAGGTATCCCGTGCCCGGCATGCAACAAGTCCGCACACTGAGCTGACGCGCTCGAAGGAAATCAAGTCTTGAGCGACGCGACCAATGGTCGTATATTGCCGTTGTCGCGGCGATCATGCCGGACCAAAGAAAGACGAACGATGGCCGATGTCACAGCTCCAACCGAAGCGCAGATCGCGCTGGCGTCCTATGACCGGATGCTGGAAGAGACACGCAAGTTCTCCGCCGAACAGGCCAAACTCGCGAGCGAGCAAACCAAGCTGCAGGCCGAAGCGCGCAAATACGACCGCGAGCTTGACCGGATGCTGGAAGAGACACGCAAGTTCTCGGCCGAGCAATACAAACTCGCGAGCGAGCAAACCAAGCTGCAGGCCGAAGCGCGAAAATATGATCGTGAGCGTTGGCCCACCTACGTCGCCGCTATCGGCGGAGTGATCGCCGCTATCGGCGGCTCGATCGCCGCTGCCGCTGGCATCTCCACGTTGCTCAAGACCCACGGGTTGTGAGAGCGACGTGGACAACGTCAACGCCGGTCGCCAGGTGATTCGAGACCTCCCAAAAATCCGCGACGCCCTCGGTCTGACGACCGGGGGCTTGGCTTCGCTGCTGGGCGTCGATGCCCGCACCGTGCAGCGCTATCTGGCGCTGGAGCGTGAAGTCCCCGAGCCCACCTGGCGGCTGCTCAATCTGGCGATGACACTGCCGGCGGCGCGAACCCAGCTGGAACACATGGCAAGTGCAATGTCTCCGTGAGGCCGCGCAATCCTTGATTGGCGGCCATCTATCGACGTAGAGTCGATCTAGCGATGCGAGGGTGCGACCGCCGCCCGGTGCGCTGCGGGGCGAACCATACTGCAGCGGTGCGAATGTGCCTGCTGTCACATCGGCGAACGTCCGTTCGGACGGATGAGACACCCGTCAAGGCTTTACAAGATGCGGAAACCGCAGCATTTGCTGGACTTTCCGCGTCAAGCCGCGTTCACGCCCTCACAGCTTCACGCACCGTTCGCCGGCCAGCTGCTGCCGGTATCGCGTGCGCTCGGCCTGCCACTGCGACCGCAGCGCCGCCTCCGCAAATAGACGCGCGCTCACCTGGCCAATCCACCAGACCGACGACTCGCTCAACTCGCCGATATGGCGCTGGCCGCGGCGGCTGACATTGACGGCGGCCGACAGCCGCACCAGGCCGCCCGCGCCGCACCGCGCCACCACCGCGTCCGCCGCGTCGTCCAGCTCGACGTCGCCGGCCAGATGCGGAAAGCCGCGGCGCGTCACCGGCGCCAGTAGCAGCCGATCGCCGGTTGCCTCAAGCACAACGCCAACGTCCCGCCCGCGCATGACAAGACTGCCTGCGCGCAAGGCTGGATGAAGACGGGCCAAACTGTTTTCACTGAAAGGGAGAAGGCGGGTGCGCAGTGCTCCCCGCAGAATACCAATCCTCTACGCCAAAACGGGCGGGGAGTGCGGAATAAAAATGCAGGTGCGGAATTTTGTGATAGTCAATCACGCTCCGCGGCTGTCTTGTTCGTGTTCTACGGTGCCAGAAGTTCAGACCAGTGGGGCGCACTACATGGACGACAGCAACACCGCGCGCAGAGATATTCTGGTCCTGATCGGCCACGCGCTCTACGGAGCCGCCGGCTGGCAGGCCTCGCTGGCGCGCGAGCTCGGCCGGCTCAACCCGATCAACAAGGACGGCGGCCTGGTGCTGACGACGCCGGAAGGCGAGAGATACTCGATCCGCGCGGCTATAGACGACAGGCTCGTGCGCCGATGGATCAGCGGCGATCTGGACATCCCTGACTGGATAGGGCCGGCGCTGATTCAGCTGTGCAGCATGCGCTGTCGCGAGCTGGCCGCGGCCGCGGATCGTGTGGCCGATCGCTGGTGACTACGACACCAGCATGAGGTCGTTCAACGGGCCAGCAGCCGCACGATTGCAAGCACGGCGCCGAGCACAACTTTCGCGGTCGCAACGCTCCTTGCGTGGCCATCGCATCGTCCAGGCCTTCAGCCCCCGACCAGGTTCCGAGTAGTTTTACGAACGCTGCCCATTATCAGTGGAGAGTTTTCAACAGCGTGACGATGCTGGCAACTGCGGCGGTCACTCCACCAATCGCGCCGATCAAGATAATCCAACGCTCCCGGTCGTACTTACGAGCCTCGGCCTGTCGTTTGATGCGCTCATCCGTTAGCCTGTTCTGTTCGGCGACGAATTTACGGGTTTCGGCTAGCATTCGACCGGTCTCGGCCAGCGTGCGGTCGTAGGAAGCACGCGCGATCTGCACATCATCGGGTGGGATGGTGTCGCTCATGTCAATCTTCGCGGGTTAGTGGAACGCGATCAGCTTAGCCAACACGGCCAGCGTAAGCGCGACGTTGATGCCAACGGCCCATGTCATCAGGCCGAGCCGGGCGTCCATTCCGCCCAGCCGGGCATCCATGCCATCAAGACGCCCTTCCATACGGCCTAGCCGCGCCTCGATGCTCCCAAAGCGGGTCTCGTATGCCGCTACCTCCTCGGCAGCTCGCGCGGCCTTGTCGGGGTGGGCGCCGGCATCGAGTAAGGCTTCTCTGAGTGCGCCGAGCGCCGTCAGCTTGTCGACGTCGATCGTCCGCGGCACCCGAACGATAACCGCTACCGCCTCGGCCTGGTCTTGCGTGAACCCGGCAGCGATCAGACGCCTGACGTCCGCGGCGGCCACCCACCTGACATCGACCGGCTCGCTACCATTCGCCTTGAGCACCACCGCCGCCGCTCCCCTCATGCCGCGTCACGCGCCGTCCGGCGCACCGCGCCGCCGGTCGCGGCGCACAGTCCAGCACCGGCCGGCCGGTCCTTCCAGCGCAACCACACGACAATCCGCCCGCACCCCGCCTCCCAGCGCGCTTTCGCCGTCTTGTCGTCCATCCGCAACAGCCGGCCGATCTGCCGCCAGCTGTGCACCGGCTCGCCGTCCCGCGCGTGCCCCGACCAGTAGGTCAGCATTCGGAAGCCCACCACGCGGCGTGTCACCCCGTCAGGGATGGCGCTGGTGATCCACCGGCGCGCCTCCTCCCACTCCGCGATCGCCCGCGGCGACGGCACCGGCCGGCGGATCACCGGCTCGCCGCGCCCATACTCCTCCCAATCGCGCAGCGGCTCCGGCATCCCCGACCGATAGCCCGCCGGCCAGCACCCCCGTCCGCACAGCAGCAGCTCGGTCGAACCCGCCTCGATCAGACGCGCGACAACGGACTCCAGGCACACCGGCGGATTAACGGGCATGAGTCATCGTCCCACTGGATGAGAATAGACGCAGAAATCGGGCGTTGTGTGATAAAGCGCAAGTGTTAATGCACCGCAGTCCGGTCTGACCGCGCGGGCGAATCTATCGGGAACGCTGATTCGGAGGCGCGACTCGGGGCAGCGCGACTCGGGGCGGTGCCTTGCCACGTTGCCGGAAAAAGCCAAGAACACCGCCTCAGACCGCCGGTGGGAGAGGCCAATGAACGTCGCGCTGCGCAAGCCCATGACGCTCGACCAGTTCCTCGCCTGGGAGGACCGGCAGGAGCTGCGCTACGAGTTCGACGGCTTCCAGCCCGTCGGCATGACCGGCGGCACCGCCGCCCACGCCGCGATCCAGCGCAACCTGATCTATGCCCTGACCGGCAGGCTGCTCGGCAAGCAGTGCCAGCCGTACGGCAGCGAGCTGAAAATCCTGGTCGACGGCCGCATCCGCTACCCCGATGCCTTCGTCGTCTGCACGCCCGTCCCGCCGCGCGCCAAGGTCGTGACCGACCCCGTGGTGATCTTCGAGATCGTCAGCGAAAGCAGCGTCACCACCGACTTCGTCACCAAGAACGCCGAATACCGGGCAACCCACTCCGTGCAGCTCTACGTCGTCCTGCAGCAGACCAAGGCGGCGGCCGCAGTGTTCTCCCGCAGGGGCGGCTTCTGGGTAGCCGACCTGCTCGGCGGCGCCGACGACGTGCTCCGGATGCCCGAGATCGACCTGGAGATCCCGCTCGCAGAAATCTACCGGGACGTCGCCTTGGACGACGCGGCTGGCAGCGCTGACGCGGACGACCCGGCCAGCGCCTAGACCCGTTTGCGCTCGGGCATGCGCTCGACCACGAAAAAGATGTCGTCACCGTTGGCGGCCGCATAGCGCGGGTCGACGCGGATCAGCGCCCGCGCAATGCGCTCCCACGATGCCCGCGCCTCGCCGTTCGGGCTCTCCTGCATCGCGCGATTGCGCAGGATGCCCAGCTGGGTCGCCGCCCGGGCTGCCCGACTGCCGGACTCGCCCGGCCGATCGAGACTCCGCACCAAGGCGCGCCAATGCGCCTGTTCCAACGGCGTCAGGCTCTCGCACCCGGGCGGCGGCGGCAGCGAGACCACCGGCGGCCTATGCGCCTTCCACCACTCGTCCAGCAGCGGCAGCAGCTGCGCGAACGAGGGAAAGGCCGGGCACTGCGCCGCGATGTCCACCAGGCTGTCCGACGTGAACGCCTGCGGCGGAAACCGCGACAACAAGGCCACGGCGTTCGCCGCCACCTTGCCGCCCAGTTCCGGCACCGTGCGCGGCCCGCTGGTGAGCAGCGCCAGCTTGGCCAGCCAGTCGGCCACGCGATCGACGGCCGCGGCGCCTCCGCTCACGACAGGCCATACGCGGCTCCTGGCGACGCTCTGGCGGGCGGCAGGGCATGACCCCCCAGCAGCAGGTCGGAAAGCAGCCCAGGGCCGTCCTCTGCCGCCCCAGCGGCCTGGTACGCGGCCAGCCACGCCCGCACCGACGCCAGCGCGCCCGCCGCCGTGTTCTCCCGCTGCAGCGCCCGGGCTTTGACGGCCGTCACCAGCCACGCCCGCGGATCGGTCGGCCGCCGGTCCCACGCCTCGTCCAGCACGTCCAGCACGAGCTCGCAGTCGTCGCGGGCGAACTTGCGCAGCTGGCCGAGCAGCCGGCGGGCGGCGCCGTCGTCAACGTCCATGATGTCCTGCAGCCGCGCCCGCCCCTCGCTCCACAATCGCGACCGAGCATCTGCAACCTGCGGGCTTTGCTGAGCGCCTTCCTGCTCAACCGCGAGAGAATCCAAAACCTGCGACTCCGGCGACGCGGCCGCAGGCTGCGGCGTAGAGACGAAGTCTCTACGGATCTTTCTTTCTTTCTTACTTCCCTCACTCACTGTCCGATTCAGTGCGGTTTCGTCGGAGCTGATTTTTGCAACCGTTTCAACGGTTTGGCCGACATTCGTTGACGCTTCGGAATTACTCGAAATCCGATTCAGCCGATTCATTCCGCCATCGTACAACGTGTTTTCAACGACTTGGTCTGAATCGTCCACAGCTGGAAATCCCGATTCAGCCGATTCAATCCGCCTAGGCGGAACGATCCCCACGGAAAGCCTTATTTTAAGCCGAAAATCGGTCCCCGCGACGGCGCCGAGCGTCACCCCGAGCCTGGTTGCCAGGTCGCCATAACTCAGCGACGGGTCGGCCTGCCACTCGTCTGCCATCCGCGCGGCCAGGCTGTCCGCCGGCCAGGTCGCTGCCACTGGCTGCGCAGAGTCGGGCACCGAGTCGGCACCCGGGCCGCCTTCAACCTCCACGCTCGCGGTGAACTGCCGGACGCGGGGCGGCATGAAGTGGCGCCGCTCCGGCCGGCGCATGCCTTGCTGGTGACGGTAGAAATTTCGCATCGCGCCATAGCGTCGCTTGCGGTCGTCGCGGTAGGGCATGACCAGGCCCTGCCCGACGCACTCAGACAGCAGCGCCTCGCCGTCGACGTCGCTTTCGCCGGGGAAGACGTCTCGGGCCATTTCCGCCGGTCGCCAGGCAAACGCACCGGCGTCGTCACAAAAGAACGGCAGGAACAGGAACAGCTGACGCGCCCGGCTCGACAGCGCCATGAATGCCGGATCGCGGGCGAGACCGAAATAAACCTTGCGGTATGGCTCCCGGATCATGGCGCGACAACGCCCCTGACCGTCATAGGTCGTACACGTAGAACGTGCAGCAAATGCAACCGAAAGGGGCTGGAAACCGAGTCGGGAATTGAGGTAAACATGAACCGTCCAGTGGCTTTGGCCCAACCGAGTCGCGCTCTCGCAAGTCACAACTCTGTTGCGCCCTGGTGGATAGGGAAGACCAAAGGCGGCGGCCGGCGTCAGGCACCGGCCGTCGTGTCTCCCTCTGGCGGCCCCCGCGCGCCCGCCATCACGCGGAAGCCGCGCTCACCGCCGGCGCGCTGATCGCCGCCGCCGCCACTTCCAGCCGATCCAGGGTCTCCCCCGACAGCGTCGTGCCGGCGGCCGTCAGCCAGGCCCGCGAAATCGGGACCACCGCCTGAAAGGCGTACGCGAGGATGAATTCCCGCGTGCACATCTGCAGGCGTCCCCAGGTCACCATCGTCCACAGAGGACCGTGGCCCACTGCGAGCATGAGGTGTCCGCCCTCGCTGCCGGGCGCGCCATCGCCCACCGGGCCGCCCGCCGGTACTTCCAGCACAGCTTGCGTCATCGCGCTGCGCGGCAGCGAGAATCCCATAAGCACCGCGCCGCACAGGTCGATGGCCGCCGCCAGGTGATCCAGATTTCGAGGGTCGACCGAGGCATAGGCGTCCAGCCGGTCGCGCTCGCCGCCGTCGCCGATCTCGACGCCCTTGGTGCGCCAGTACTCAAGCAAGTCGCCCAGCACCAGGCCGCGATCGGTCGCAGGATTGGTCGGGTCATAGCCGCCGACGTCGATGTAGGTCTGCAGCACCGCCGGGTCGCGCATGATGCGCTCCCGCCCCGCCACCGCCCCCCAAAGCTGCAGGGCATGCGCGACGCCAGCAATCGGGCAGGTGCCGAGCCTGTCGTTCAGGCAGTACGGCCAGTCGGCGACACTGCGGAAAAACCCCCGCTCGACCAGCGGCGCCCCGGCAGCGGCCGCCAGCGCCACATGATCGGCCAGCCGCGGCGTCCGCGGATGCAGCGGCGACAGCTTGAGACCGCAGATCCGACCGCGGGGGGGCTTTTCCGCCGGGGGCGCCGCGGCGGCGGGGGAGGGGAGGGCCTCTGTCACGAGCCGGCCGCCCGACGCAGAATCGCCCGCGCGTCGTCGGGCGAGTAGAACGGCGCCGGCAAGGGGGGCGCGGCGGCCGCGGCCGCCGTCACCCCGAACGCCGACAGAATGACCGGCGCCAGCGACACCGCCGCCTGCACGATCGCAATCGCCGCCTCGGTGCTCGGCGACGCCGGCAACGCGCCCTGCGCCGCCTGGGCGATCGAGCCGACCAGCTTTGCGATGTCCTGCACCGTGCCCACGTCCGGCGTCGTCCCGGCGGCAACCAGCGTGGAGACCTGGCCGGCATCGGTCTGCACCTGGCTGATGTAGCCCTGAATCTTCGTGACCGTCGCCGCCGGCACCCCAAGGCTGGTCAGCAGCGGCGTCAGCGCCGCCAGCCCGGTCGCCAGCAGCTGCACGTCGCTCGCGGCCTGCTGCACCGCGGCGCTGACCGTCGATGCCGGCGCGGTCGGCGACGTGGCCGCGCATCCGCCGACCGCGGACGCGACCAACGGCCCGCACAGCAACAGGCGCAGAATCAAGCGAGTGGGACGAGACTCCTTCGCGCCGCGATGCTTGGACTCGCGGGTCGTGATCGCGGCACGATGAGGGTTTGACCGGCCAGAACGGCCGATACGACGGGGAAGAAGCCCCGGCACACCCACCCAGCCGCCCGGCGGACGCATTTATGCCGCCCTCCGTTTTGACCGAGAGGCGGCCGTCGCCTCGATGATGCGATTGAACAAGTTGAGGCGCGGACTTCTGCCCTGCCGGAGGTCGCGTACGAGGCTCGGGTCATTCGCGACGCGACGCCCGAACGCAGCTTCGCTTTCTCCGGTGCGCTCCAAATGAAGCACGATGTCGCGGATCAGGTCGGCGGGATCGATGGGGCAAAGCGTGCGCATACCGGGATTGGTATAGGACTATTCCTGGACTCGAAAGAGGATTCTTCCTCCCCACGGCAGTCCTATTTCGGGGTAGCGGGCGCCGTATGAGAAAGCCCGTAGATGCACCCCGCGCGCTGGTCGCCGCCGCCGTACTGCAGACAGGTGGCAACTTGGCGGAGCTCTCGCGAGCCATTGGTAAAAATCACGCGTACCTTCAACAGTACCTTGAGCGGGGTATCCCGCGGGTACTTTCGGAGGATGTGCGTGAGAAGCTCGCGGTACTTCTTGATCTCAATCCAGACCAGCTTCGTGGAACGGTTCCTGGCCGCGGAGCGCCAAAAGAAGCGGCGCCGGACGCAATTGCCACGACCGACGAAGAAGCCAAACTCCTTCGGCTCTACCGGAATCTTGACCCGGCCGCCCGAAAAAAAGCTATAGAGGTCCTGAAGGTTCTGGCCTGATGTTCATGCTGTTCGTACTGATCATCAAGGGCGCGGTTCTCCTGATCGATCCACTAGCCGCCATCGGTTACGTGACTGCTGGACTTTTAGCCAACCGAGTATCTCAGGCGTTCACCTTTGGCGGCGGGTGGGGTATTCTGATATCGTTGCTTACTTTTGCGATGGCTGTTTCAGAAGTCCGTCGAACCGGTCACACCGTCAGTTTCAACCCAGGCTTGATCTTCGGATACGCGGTCCTTTATGGCGGTGCCTCAACGGCTATCTTCCTGATTGCACGCTCGATCCGTGATGGGAAGAAGTCGCCGGACTCGAATGCCAAACCGCCGCATGACGGGCTCCCGTAGCGCAGACCTTTCAGATAGAAGGTCCGAGGGTGATAGGTCTTAGCCTATATAATAGGAATTGTCCTATTGATGGAAGATAGGCATAGTCCTATCTTTATCGCCGAACAGCTCGGACGGCCCTATGCTCGACCAACAGCGGACGCCGCCCCCGGAAGGCCGGCACGCCTTCCGGGTCATCGCCGAACCTCTCTATGGCTCGGAGAGGATCGAATGGATCGTCGTGGCGCACACCGCGCAGGACGCCGTTGACCATGTGAGTTGTCGCCTGTTCGATCAGGGCTACTGCATCGTCGCGGTCGAGAACGCGCCGTGACGGGCCATTATGCGGAGCTGATCGACGCCGGCTGGTTTGCCGACGAGGCGGAGGAAATCTGCGCCTACGCCCGCGACACCGGCCTGGACGTGGTCGACGTCGAGGGACTGGCGGAGCTCTGCCTGTCCGCTAACTCGGCGGTCAGCTACCGCACGCTCGCGCTCTACCATTTGCGCTGGCCGGTCAGCGCATGATCCGCCAGCCCGCCAACTCGCATTTCCTGGCCTGCGAGCCGGAGGCGGAGCTGCGGCGCGCCTACGAGGCGGCCGACCAGGCGCTGCGGATCGTCCGCGACGCCCGAAAGGCGATCCGACGCATGGGCCTGCCCGCTGAATCGGTGCTGCGGGAGGCGATCGGCGAGCAGCTGGACGCGGTGTTGCGTCGGCTGGAAACCGCCGAGGCGGCGACCCTGACCGCGCTGACGGTCATGGCCGACGCGCCCTACCTGTCCGGCGTGCAGGCGGCGTTCCGGCAACTTGAGGATGATCGCCTGGCCCTCGCGGCCGAGGCGTCGGCGTTGGCGGCGACGGCATGAAGCAGGCGGATTGCTCGGGCGATGTCGGCGAAGACGTTCCTGCTGGCAGTGCCGCCGATGACGCGCGCCCCGCCAAGCCAGGCGGGCAATGGACTCCGGCCAGGCTGGCGCTGCTGGAGTCCGACTACGCCACCGTAGGGGACACAAAGGAGTTGCTGGGACGGCTGAACGCGCTGGACGGGCCGCCGCTGACGGCTCGCGCGATGCGCTGCCAGGCCTGGGTGATCGGCGTCAGCACCCGGGCCAACCCGCGGGACCGTCCCTACGGCCGCCGACCGAGCACCGGCGGTTTCGTCGTGCCGGCGGATCTCGATCAGGCCGAGGCGGACCCAGCCACGATCGCCAACTGGGCGCGCGCCCATGGCGTGCCCGGCAATCCGCCGCCCCTCGACGCGGTCAACGCGCGGCGGCTGCAGCATGGGCTGCCGCCCTTCACCCCGACGCGGAGCTGGCCATGAGTGATATCAGAAGCGGTATCACACGGACGGCCGCCATGATCGCGGTCGCCGTGCTGATGACGGTCGGCCTGCCCGGCGCAGCCCGGGCGCAACAGCAGCTCCCAACGCCGAACGGCGAGCGCGCGCAGGGCGTCGTGCCGCTCGGCTGCTACCAGACCGTCAACGGCAATATCGTCTTTGTGCCGTGCACCACCTCGGGGGCAACCCCCGTTCCCGGCAGCGGCGGCGCGCCGCTTGCGGTGACCACCAACCAGACGGGCGGAACGACGAGTGCGACCGCGGGCGCGTTCACCATCGCCGCGGCCGCCAACCCCGGCCGCCACGGATGCACTTACCAGAACATTTCCACCGGGATCGTCTATCTGTTCTTCGGCGCGGGGACCGCGACCGTCGCTGCCTCGTTTCAGATCGCCGCCGGTGACAGTGCAACCTGCGAGCAAGCCGGCATCGTGCTGACCGATGAAATCCAGATCGCCGCGTCGATCGCCTCTGCCGCCTATATCCAGGCCCTGCAATGAGTCGCCCGGCAATGCGCGCTCTCGTCTATTCGGCCGCCGCGCTGTTCTGGGCGGCGGGCGCATCCGCGCAAGGTCTGAAGCACGCCGGCAGCTCGCGCCAAATTCCGGCGATGCCGCCCACCCGGATCATCAACGCGGGGGACTCCTACGAGGCGAACGGCAGCTCCTATAAACTGGCGTCTTGGATAGCCGCCCTCAGCAAGCAGACGATCACCTTCAACCCGGCAAGCGACTATGCCGTTTCCGGCACTGGATGCACTTACCCGTCCACGACCGGACAAAGCATCAGCCAGCTGCCGCGAATTCTCGCCGACCTTGCGGCGAACGGCCCGGCGTTCGTGCTGCTGAGCGATGACGACAACAACTACAACCAGGCAACCCCGGCAGCGACCGTGAGCTGTGTCACGTCGATGCTCTCGCAGATCGTGTCCGCGGGGGGCACGCCGGTGCTTGTCATGAAGTTGGTCCGGTGTGCATCTGGATACAGCGCCGGCTTGGAGGGATTTCTCAATCAGGTCTATCAAGGCTACCGGCAGTATATCGCGACTCATCCCGGCATTTATCTCTACGACCCGAACCCTTTCAATACGGTCGCCACAACCGGATACGGTAACGTTTTGAATATGCAGGCCGACTGCATTCATCCGAACGTGATCGCCGTCGAGCTTATCGCGTCCGGCATCCTGGCAATGCTGACACCGCAATTGAACGGTGCATTCCAGATCCCGCGCATTCTGGACGCTTACAACGCCTCAACGTCGCCCGACGGAAACTATATCGGCGCGACCGGATTTATGCTGTCAGGTGGCGGCTCGATTGCGTCGCCCGTCACCGGGACGGTCGCGAGCGGGTTCTCGTGGTCCTACAGTCCTACGCCGACAATATCGGCCGGAACCATGGTTGCGTCGCTCGTGCCCCGCACGGACGGCGGTCAAGGACAACTGCAGCAGTTTGCCGTGAATGGTCTCACCGGCGGGACCGCAGGCGATACGATCCAGGCCCAGCAAGCCTATAACATCACCGGCGCGTCGGTCGGAACCAGCTTCGAGTTTACCTACGTGCTCAATCTCACCTCCGTCACCTCCGGGTTTGTTGGGTGGCAGGGCAACCTCAAGATTACTGACGGCACGAACTCGGTCTACTGCAACACATTCGGGACGCTCTCCCCTTGGCCGCAGACCGCATTAGCGATACGCGACCGCGTCCTCTGCACCGTGCCTGCCGGATACAACCTGGGAAGCCTGAGCGTCATTCCTTTTCTGTCGATCACCCTAAACCCCACTTCCGGCGCGACCTTCACGGTGCAGATCGGGGAATGGTCACTGAGACTTTGGAATGGCGCGAGCTGACGCCCGGCCAGTCGGCTCCGCCGCCCGCGGCCACCCGGCGCCCGGCGCCGGGGGGCGGCAGCCGAGCGTCCGCGGTGCAAGCAGCGTCACCGCCCGCGGTGAGAGCACCGACGTGATCACCGCGCACCCGTAACCAGGATGATCGAGGTCATGGAACCAGCCAATTTCCGCGTGGCCGATCTGGCCGCCAGGTGGCGATGCTCGGCCGGGCATGTCCGTGGACTCATCCGATCCGGCGCCCTACCGTCCCTCCGGCTCGGCAAGCTCATCCGCGTGCCAGCCGCCTCCGTGCACGCATTCGAGGCAAGATGTCAGACCCAGCCCGACCCCGCCTCGTCCGAGTCGCCGGGCGCACAACCTGGTACATCTATCACCAGCGCCGTCGCCTCTCTACGGGCTGCGAAGATCGCGCGGGCGCGGAACTCGTCCTAGCCCGCTATCGCGCCGAGCTCGACAGGCCGCAGCTCGCAGTCATCTCCATCACCTCTATCCTTGACCGCTATCTCGCCAATCGACAGAGCGAACGCCGTCCCGGCGCGGAGCGGCTGCGCTGGGCGCACAAGCCGCTGCACTCGTTCTTCGGGGAAAAGCCGCCGGAGCTCATCTCGGCTGCCGATGTCCGGGTCTACATCCGGCGCCGCGAGGCGGACGGTGTCAAAAGCGGCACGGTGCGTACGGAGCTACAGGCACTGCAGGGCGCGCTGCGATGGGCGCACGGCGAAAAGCTGATCGGGCCGCCGCCCCCGCTGCCGCTGCCGCCGAAACCCCCGCCGCGGGAGCGTTGGCTGACGCGCGAGGAAGCGGCCCGGCTGGTCGATGCATGCGCGCGGCCGCACATCAAGCTGTTCGTCCAGCTGGCCCTGCAGACCGCCGGACGCGCCTCGGCCCTGCTCGGGCTGACCTGGGATCGGGTCGATTTGGAGCAGGGGCGGATCAACCTGCGGGATCCGACCGTCGCACGCAGCAAGAAAGGCCGCGCGGTCATTCCGATCACCGACGCGCTGCGTCCGGCGCTGGTCGAGGCCTATGAGGGCCGCACGACGGAATGGGTGGTGGAATGGGCCGGCGGGCGGGTCGGTTCGGTCAAGCGCGCCTTCCGCGAGGCATGCGCGCGTGCGGACCTGACAGGCGTCACGCCGCACACGCTGCGGCATACCGCGGCGACCTGGATGGCCCAGGCCGGCGTGCCAATGTCACAGATCGCCGGCTACCTGGGTCATTCCAGCACGCAGATGGTCGAACAGGTCTATATCCACCACTCGCCGGACCACATGCGCGAGGCGGCCGCGGCGCTTTCGGGAAACAGTGACCGGTTGGCCGGGTGA